GGGCGCTTGATGTCCGTTCTCCTCGGCATGTGCCATATCGGCATGTCCAGCATCGTCATGCACTTCCCCGGAACCTCGTCGAGCAGCCTCTCACCGAGCACGGGTACGCTGTGTATCGGCCTCGCCCACCTGTACCCTGAGCCCCTCTTGAGCAGCCTAACCTGGTAGTCTGGAAAATCGGAGCATGGTGGCAGGTTGGCTCTCGGGAAGCGGTAGGCTATCGTCTCCGGGTACTTCGCTTGGACGCCCTCTATCACCGTCTTGAGTTCGGGTAGAAGCCTCTCGTGGAGCCTCTCGTCGCAGTCAACGTGGAGAACCCAGTCGGTGTCCTCGGGCGCAAGCGTCTCCGCGTAGTTCTTCTCCTCACTCCAATCCGTGTAGGGTGGGCGCCTAACAACCCTGTCCGCCAGCTTCACCGCCTTCGCGTAGGTGCCGTCGGTGCTGCCCCCGTCAACAACCACAATGTAGTCAACGTGCGGCTTCAGGTGCGTCAGGCAGTCAGTTATCCGCTCAGACTCGTTCAGAGCCATCACGATTGCCGTTACCTTCAATCCTTGCCCTCCACAAGTTTCTCCCGTTTCTCAGCGGATAAACCGCCAACAGTTAAATACGAATCCGTCAACCAGACCCTCTTACCGTCCTTTACCACCTGGTTCAAGGGATGTTTCAGGGCTCTATCTAGGTATAGGCCGACCCCAAACATGGCTTACACCTCGTCCCGTGGGTCTCCGCCCTTCGCGGGCACGACAACCTCGTCGGGCATGTGCAGGTCGAGGCCGCTGCGCTTCAGCAGCTCGTAGTACTGCTGCAACTGTATGAAGCCGGTGTTGATGCCCGTCTGCAAGACGCGTTCAAGCTGTATGCCCCTGAACTTGGCGTCCTCCTGGTTCCACACTATGCGAGGGACTTCCTCTAGGCCGTTAAGCTCCATGAGGGGCGCGTATATGCCCTGCTCCGTGCTGCGCTTAATCTGGCGCTGTATCCCCATTATGTTGCGGTCAACAAGCTCCAGGAGCACCGTGGCGCTCGCCTGCGTCGCCTGACGCCAGTAGTCAAGGTCGCCCGCGAACAGGCTCTTGTAGATGAGCCTGTCGATGTACTCGATGTACTCCCAGTACTTCACGTCCCCCTCAACGTCGATCACCTGTGCGAGGCTCTCCATCTCTTCCGGGGTGAGGTGCCCGAGGAATATGTCCTGGTCCTCGTCGCGCCGCGATATGGCTTCCTTGAGCGCCGTCTCGTCGCGCATCGTCTTCCATATGATGAGGGGGGCGAGCCTGCGGGCGAGTATCTTGTCTATCGCGTCCAGGGTGTTGAGTTTGGTGGTGAGCAGCTTCTCTACGGCCTTTATGACACTGTATCCGCGCTTGTCGTCGGCCATCTCGTAGTTGACGTACCACGCCAGGTGGTTTCCGGGGATTTTAACCTCTTTTTGACCTATTTTCTGTATTATGTAGTCGATTCCATGATATTCTTCGCCTCCAAGCTCGATTTCCTTCACTGTGGCGGGGTGAATCACCTTGATTTTACACTTGCTCGGGAACGGCTTTAAGGCTGTTTCCACGGGGCAGTACCCGGCTATGAGCATGTTTCTGGTTATGTTCGGCAGCGCCGCGTCGAGGTTCAGGTACTCTCCGAGTTGGTCAACCAGTTGAACCTCCTTTGGGGGAGTTTCAGGTATCTCGCTCGGCGTCTTCCCCGGCATCGTGTTCACGTAGCCGCCGCCCGTGCTGAACTCGGCGAGGCTGTTGACTGCGGCGAACACCGCCCCGTCGTTCTCGTACCAGTTGTAGTAGCCCTTTATGCCGGAGGGGGCCTGCGTCTGCCTCTTCGTTCCGAGGCCGGACCCCGTGGTGACGCTGATGCTCTTGATCTTCTCCTCGATGGGCTGCCGTGGGCCGAGCACGCGTGTGCTGAAGCCCTCAAGCGCGGTTATAATCCTGTTCGGCTTGCTCAACTATGCTCTTTCTCCTTGTACTTCTTCAACACTTCTCTGAGGAACTCTGTCTGGTCTGGCTCTATGAGGAGCATCTCCCCGCACGGGCACCGTATCCACTGTGGCGGGCAGTTGGGGCACCCGACAGGTATGACTCTGCCGCACCTGCACCGCGCCACTACCTCACGGCTCCATGCGCCTCTTTCCAGGTCTCCCCGTCGCTTCTGAAGTACGCGCCGCACGCCTCGCAGTGGAAGAGCCTGCTATCCTTGACGCCACGCACCCCGACCGATCCAATCCTCCTTATCCCCACGACCTCGCCGCAGGGATACCTGACTCCCTTGTACTCGCTGCCAGGGCAGCATATGAACTTCGGGTTGAACGTCACCTGTTCCTCTCTCCTGTCGAGGCGGTTATGCCGCCGGTTACTCCTCCGCTGAAGACGCCCCACGCGGCGAGGCTGAGGCTCGTCACGCAGTCGTCGTGCTTCCCCTGCGAGGCGCCGTACCTTATGACGCCGCTTGGCAGCACCTCGTAGGCGAATCCCTCAAGCTCGTCCACCAGCACCCTGAGCGGCTCCGCTGGCTTGGCTCCCATGGGGGTTGACTCTCCAGGTATCGTTATCCGCATCTGGTCTATGCAGAGGTTGAGGTTCTCCACCAGGATGCGCTTGCTCTCGTTGGTGAACTTGTATCCGCGCACAAGTGCGCCGTCGTTGAACAGCTCGTCGTACACAGGGCTCCCGACACCCGTGCTGTCGAGGACTATGGGGGCGGGCGCGTGTTGGCTGTATATTGCTTGGAACGCCTTTATCTCGCGCTTCTGTATCGTCCAGTCCAAGTCCTTGAACCTGCGGAACCCGCGCACGTGCCCGTGGTCGTCCATCGCAGTGAGCACCGTCCAGTCCTGCGTCTTTGCTATGTCGGCGCCTATCACGTAGCGGCGCTCAGGCTCAGGCTCCCCGAGGTCGCCCCCAATGCACCCGTATATGTTGCGGAACACGTCGCCCTCCCCCTTTATGAACTGGGCGAGTATCTCCTGCCTGAATATTATCTCGGGAAGCTCCCTGGCTATGCTGTCTATCTCCGCCCTCTTAAGGTAGCCGCCGCTATCCACCGCGTTCTCGTAGCTGCTGAACTGCCACGACTTGTACTCGGGGAACTCGGATGAGTTTTGGCCGCGCATCCACATGTCGTAGAACCACCCACGACCCTTCGGTGTACCAATCAGCGTGGCCCACCCCTCCTTGTCTATTAGGCTGGAGCGCAACTCCTCCTCCCACCGTATCCCTGGGAAGCTGCCCGCCTCGTCTATCACCAGCCCGTCGAGGCCGCTCCCACGGAGGCTGTCCTCCGTATTCGCTGAGTGGAAGTATATCTCGGTGCCGTTGTGCAGGCGGAGGTAGCGGAGGATATTCTCCCGCTCGAAGCTGCGGTCGCTTATCACGTCGGGGTGCGTCGTCTCCCGTATCGTCTGGGAGGCGGGGATAAGCTCCTTGTATATGCTTGCGACCCACCAGAAGAGGCCATGCGATATCTTCAACGCGGCTTCGAGCAGCATCATCCAGGCGAGCCGGGTCTTGCCCCATCGCCTGCCCGCGCTTATCACCTTGAACCTGTGCGGGTCGCTGTAGACCTGCCACTGGGTCGGGTGGGGCTTGAACACGAAGCTATGCGGGGCTGTTACCGCTTGCCTCTTCCTCGGCAGGCTCATCCTCCCCAGGCTTCACGACTATGAACTTGTGGGTTATCTCCTGCTTCACGTCCACTGCGGACGCCTCCTGCGGCGCTATCCAGGGCAGCATCCTGACGAGGCTCGCATTATCCATCTCGCCGCTCTTGATGCGGCTCAGCAGCAGCTCCTTCGCGGCCTCGGCTACGTCAACCATCTCGGTCTTCGGGAACGCCTTGAGCGCCTTGCGCCGCACCTCCCCGGCCCAGTCGTAGCTGTTCACGTCAATCAGGTTAGCCACCTCCTTCACCGTAGGTATCCTGTCGTGGTCGCGCATCCACTCGTATATCATCTGGATGTACGCGGTTGACTTGTCGTTCGGCCCCTGGGTCTCCCGCTCCGCGTATGTCGGCACAACCCTAATCTTGTCCACCATTCACCCCCCCAGATACTTTATCAGCGCGAACGTTATCACGGGGGCCACCACGCCCGCTATGAAGCCGATCAGCGCCAACCCGATCTTGAGGTGCGTCTTAAGCCCGTTCACGTCCGCGACCAGGCCGTCCCTCTTATCGGCGCCCCACAGCGCCACCTCAACCGTGTCGCAGAACTCCCTGAACTCACGCTTCTCAACGTACTTGGTGAAGCCCGCCTGCGAGCCCTCGCCAAACCCGGTTCCATCGTCGTTCACCACTCTCTCACCGCCCTCACGCTAGGAAGAAAGCCTGCTCAGTCAGGTACGTGTCGTCTCCGTACTCCCCCGGCCCGGTCTCCCCGAGCCACCCTACAACCCTCCCGCCCATCGGGTCGTACACCCTGACGGTGTAGTCCGGCAGCATGAACCCGCAGTAGCTGTGCTTCTTGCTGATCAGCTTCATGAAGGCGCCCTGCCTGCGGAGCCCACTGCGCCTGAACACCTCCTGAACCAGGAACACAGCCGCGTTGCTCCAATTATCACAATCACTCACCTCGCTGCGGGGGAACCCCATGAACCTGTTGACCTCCACCTGAACAGGCTTAAGCACGTTGAGCCACTCGTCCTCCGGGTATGCGAGATACTCGTTATCGCTTATGAGAATCGGCTGCACGCCGCGCCACTGGGCAGGCGTCATGCTCCACGGGTCAACCACGGCGCCGCCCACAGGCAGAACATCGGGAACCCTGACGGACCTGTCAAGCTCCTCGTAGAAACGAGCCGCGTCAGCCTCCGCCGACTCGACCCGCGAGACAAGCGAGCCCGCAAGCTCGGTGAGCCTCCCGTTCTCCTGCTCCACGCGCAGTAGCCGGGCGTTAAGCACGTCAACCTGAGACTCGTAGCCTGCAAGAGTTGACTCGCATCTAAGCAGTTTCGCCCTGTAGCCGCCGCAGAGCCAGTCCAGGAAGCCCACGCACATCTACTCCGGCTTAGGGTACTTTGACGCCAGCAGGTTCTCGATCACGTCGCTAGCCCCGTAGCCCAACGCGGCCCACCCGATCTCACCCTCACCGAGAAGCCCAGCAACCGCCCCGCCGAACCCACCAAGAAACACAAGGCTAACCGCCCTCGGAAGGCTCTCCGGCCACTCACCGTCACGGTACACCTGAATCGCTATGCGGGCCAACGCGCCCACAACCCCCCAAACCACAGGGTAGAACAGAACAGGCAAATCAACCATCAAACATCATCCTCCACACGCTGAAGACTCCCACACCCCCGAGGATCACTCAGCACCTCCCCCCGAGTGAACAGCTCAACCACCCGCCAATCCACAGCCCCGAAACGCTCCCTCAGAAACCCAGCCACCCCACCCTCACCAACCACACACACACTCTCACCAGCCAACGGATCAACGAACGCACTGCCAGCCACAAACCCGCGCACCGCGCCAACCATCCTGTTGTAAAGCCTTGTTCCCACTACATCGCCACCCTAGTATCTCCGGGGCCACGGATTTTTACTTTCTATACTTCTCTAAGTGAGGATATTGAGTGTAGAAATATTCGTCTAACTCCTCTACAACGCGGTCGTCCTCAAACTTATCCCAATATACATCATAGTTTTTCAGTTTTCTATAAGTT